TGTCTCGCAGTCCACTATGACGGATCTAATTTTTGGTAAATAAGGTAATCTCTGTAAGTGCATCAGCATATACGCTTCAATGGCTAGCTGACAGCAGTCCTTCTGGTATCGTTTAGCCTTACCTTTAGTATTTACACGGCACTTGTAGTCCGCAAGAAAGATTCTAGAGTCCTTGATACCTACGAAGTCAACGGATCCAGCAATTTTGATGCCGCCGTGACTGACTAGCTTTTCACAGCCCAAGGCTTGGACATTGTTGTCATCAATCCAATCTAGAAACGGTAAGGCCCACTTGTCCCAGCATGACTTACCTGGATGCTCGTTAATGCCCAGAACGTGGTGGTTTATCATTCTCTCGATAGTTCCGTGAACCGATGTGCCGAACTCATGCGATGGTATTAACTCACCATCCTTTGGGTGCGGTCTAGTTCCGTAGACCATCTCTGCAAGATTAGCCCAAGGCAAGTCTGGATGCTCTCTGGCTAAGTCCGTCATCATTTTAGGCTTGTAGACTTCATCAAGGAACGAGTCCTTGACTATGCCTAGCACCGTTGTAACTGACGGATAAATATCTGCGCCAGCCTTACGGGCTTGTGCAGGAGTCCCCACCTTCGCCTCAAACTGAGGCTCCGATGGGTTCTTGCAGTTATAGAAGTGACTCATATTTCCTCTTGATCGAGGATGAAGTTAAGTGTGTCACGGAGGGCGTCCAAGTCAGAGCATTCCTGTGTATTATACTGCTGTTGGCATAGCTCCGAGGAGTCCGATGTTAGAATCATTATAGTTTTAAGCTCTGGGTTTACTAGATTATCTACATAGATTGCTTTAAGATGTCTTTGCGCCATCAAAGCAAGTAGTTGCGTGTCGTTGCGAGGCTCTAGCTCGGTCTGGATTGGCATGATATACCGATCCCCAGCTTCAAGTTGTCCGATGCGAGCATCAGAGAATCGGCCACGGAGTCCCATGGCTGATACGATTTCATCATGAGGCAAGCCTATGGCTGGCCCGTCTGGATACGTGTGTATTTTTACTTTCATATGTTTAGTTAGTTGGTTTTATGTAGGCACAGCTTCACTTAAAAACTATGCAGTAGAATTTTAGTAACACGGTTGGATCATCCTAGTAACAAAGTGGAGTATACGATTAACATAACTTACACCTAATTTTATATAGGCTTACCCCTTTTTATATGTCAAGAAAAAGTTTGGTAAGTGATTCAAGTTCAAAGAGATTTAATTATTTTTTTACCTTTTTAATATGAGGTAAATTCAACCTACCTTTAGCGGCGTAGTATTGATTCAAACTTATCTTGCTGTCTTTTATAACATCTTTCAGGTCAAGATTTTTGCTACGGGCCAGCTTGTTTATTCTTCGGGCTTCCTCGTTGATTCTTTTGGTTTCCTCAGACTTCTTCGCCCTCAACATTTTCGTGCTGTAAACGCCTCGTCGGATTGCAAGGTGACGCATCGCCTCTGGTCTACCCTCCCACGGGGTTCCTTTAATAGCTTGGGGCCAGCTCATTTTTTGTTCCTCGACTCGCATGATGACCAGTGACAGCCAGTTAGCCTCAGCCTCTGGATCGACACAGATTTTTTGCCTGTTCGGCCTACGTTCTACGCCATCGGTAATGTCCGCAGTCTTGAGGAGTTCGTGATATTTTTCTGTCATGGACTGGCAAAAGGCCAGCGCTGATCGTGCTGATTCTGTATACATATTGATTTGCGGTTAGTTGTTTTCCTGCGCTTGATCGTCTCGCGCAGTCTCGTTTAGATGCTACAGAAAAAACGTAGCCTTGTCTACCAAAAAAGCCCGCACCGGTAAAGGTGCGAGCCTAATTTTTAGAGATAGTGAGATATGATTGTGACCGCTAGCAGTATGCCGCCAACAATGATGCTCCAGAATACGATGTACGCACTCTCCTCTTGCCGGTCTGTCTTGACTAGCTTGTTTGGTTTTTTGATTTTCATATTTTCTATTGGTTAGTTAGTTGATCGTAAGCCGATTGCTTACACCCAAAAAGCCCCAGCCTTGGAGGGCTGGAGCTTGTGGTTGTTACGCTTTAGTAGTTATGTTTGTAAGGGACTGTGACGAATCGGTCTCTTCAAATGAGCCTTCTTCGACATCCCATTCGATGTCTCCGACATCTACTTGAGCCATAGCTTCGTAAGGTGCATCGAACTCATTGTCCGCTTGAACTGTTACTCGGATGGTTGCTGTGCATATGTATGTATTACTCATGATATTTTTGATTGGTTTGTGTTAATTGTCGGTTGCTAGCACTTCTGATTCATCAGCGTCGATCACGTAGCATACGTCGGAATCTAGTTCCTCAAACCACTGCGAGTCGTGTTCGGTTAGGTTGTTGTTTTTAACCTTATCGATAGCCTCTTGCTCATTCCGTGCGAAGACAGTGTATCTTCTGACTCCAGACACGGGTTGATCTACATCGAAGGCTATTGGTGGGTTGTATTGTTTCTTGTATTGTCTCATAGTTTGTATTGCTGTGTTAGTTATTGGTGGAGGTGGGAGGAGTCGAACCTCCGTCCTTGGACTGGATCCAAGTCGAAACCTTGGCACCCCCGTTCACCCAGAAAGCCCCACCCTTGTGAGGTGGAGCTGATGGTTAAGCATTTTCTAAAGAGCGAAATATTTGACGTCTCTCGTGGTTGCTTATGGGGAATATGACGCCTGCTTCGGTTTGACATATGCTCCACTCACGCTCGACTGCTTCCCACACCTGTTGCTTTTGGTGCGCTGTCAGTCTACCGTTTTCATGTTGCCAGTCTTGCAGGGCCTCTCTCTCGTCGCCGCATAAATCACGGGTTTCGATTATGGTTTGAACTGCATCGTTTATATTCATAGTTTTGATTGGTTGATTGTTAATTAGTAGCCGTTGGCTAAAGCCCATCTTTCAATTCTTTTGAATGTCCCGTCTGGGACTATTAGCTCTTCGCCGCATCCATCTTCAAGAGGATATCCTTCCATAAAACGCTGTAAGGAAACATAGAAATCGCCCTTGTTTACCGTGCCGCAACTAAAGCTCTCGTCTGGGTAAGAAGGATCTCCTTCAATCTCTAGTTCGATGTCATAGCCGTTGATTGTAGTTTGTTTGTATTCGTCCATAATTTTGATTGGTTTGTGTTAGTTGATTTGTAAGCGACCTGCTTACACCCAAAAAGCCCCAGCCTTGAAGGGCTGGAGCCGTGTGTAATTAAATTTGGTCTGGGTGGTCGAATAATTCGCTCCAAGAACCATCAGCGCGATATATTTGTTGATATAAACTTGTGGTATTTTTGTCTTTATAAGTGACCGTTATATCACCCTTGCTTATTGGTGAGTTAATTGACACTATCCGCAGATTTATGCCTGCGTCTTCGTGGTGTTTAAATTGAGCGTCAATTTGCTCAGCTACTTTGATTAAGTCCGTGTGTCTTGTTGTATTCATGATATTTGATATTTGATTGGTGATCTGTATTTACACGGGCTGTCAACCGTCCCAGAATGGGGCTACATTACCAATCTGTGTCCCACTTACTACGTCATCGAGGGTGCTTTTAGCATCCCACCTCTCCACTTCCAGAGAGGTCATCCGAGGTATCACCGTATCGAAGGTCGGTCTGTCGCATGTATCCGCAAGTCCCAGTGATATCTGTCGGGGCTTCTCAAGCGGTAGAGATGCGAGGTGCGATCTCCAAGGTCGGAGTCGGTAGCGTTTGGACTGTCAAAGAACGGGAACTGCGGCCACATACTAGCACAGATTCCAAACATCACCAAGCTTTTTTTTCCACATAAACTAGGAATTAGCAGTAACTCGTTGACAATCAATGAAATTTAAATGTTCTCAGTTTCCGTGATACCGTAGAATCCCCTCCGATAAGCACCCTTAAACAGCTACCTTATGACATCCGTGAATGGCCGAATCATGGCACTGAATCTGGGACTCAATAATGGCACTGAATCATAGCACCCGTGGATGAATGAATGGCACTGAATACATCTCGTCCATCAAGAATAAATTGATCCTCCACGCGAAGCTCGACTGAGCCAGACTGAGCCAAGCTAGGCTATGCGCGTGCGCGTGCTAGGGGGAGGAGGGGGTCACCAACGCGTGCGCGACTTTTATAATGTATCATCAGACGCCCCTCTAAAAAATACAAGCCTCATGGGGCTTACTATCCGGATCGTCCCCCTGTACTACTCAGTAGGGTTACTGCTCTAATCATCCTTTGTTCCAGCGGAGAATCCGGATTCTATGTAGCCGAAAAATACGTGTCAAGCATAAAATCTTGACATTTATCTAAGTACTTCCTATCAAAGGAAATAATGAGTGCAATTAATCCTAGCCCTGAAGAGATGCGACTGGACCTGATGGCTAGTATATCTGAGAGTATTCAGGAGGTCAGCAAAGAGAAGGAGGCCATGAAGGTCAACAGCCTTAGCCGTGCAAACCCAGGAAAGGTAGCTGAGATACTGTATCACTACGCTATGGGCGAGACTCAGACAAAGATGGTCAGGAAGTATAAGTTCAGTCGAGATACTGTGATCTCAGTACTAACTGATTATGCGGACCACATAGGGAAGTTCCGAGAGGTAAC